GCAGCATACCGTGCACTTGCCCGGCAGCGTTTGTGAAGTTCAGCCGCAGGTCTGCCGCTGTCCACGTGAGGTTGTTGAACATCATCACGATAGACACAGCTTCGGCAGGCACCTGATCGAAGCGAAGAAGCGTCTGCCCCGCAGCCGGCAGGTTCTGTTCAGCGACACGAGTAGACAGGTTGATTGTCGCACCATTGATGCGCACAAAGATGCCTTCGCTTGTCGTCCAGATGTCACCATTGGCAGGTGACGCAGGCACGCCACCTTGCGGGATGCGAATAGGTGACAAGGCTGCGGCAGACGCAGGCAGCAACAGCGGCGCGTCAAACGTCGCTCCGGTGATTGTTGGATTGACGCTGTGTAGCACGTTGCCCGTGCCATTACGCACAACGGTCCCTGTGAAGCCGATGGTCCACGAGTTTGCGCCGCCGCCACTCGACGAGATGCACGTGAGCGTCGCCGTCATGCCTGCTTCAATCGGCTGACCGATGGCGCTGGCATTGTTGGCCTGCACGTTCACCGTGCCGGTGCTCAGGTTGATGATCGTGAACACACGACCAAGCCCTGCGTTGGCCGCTGACGGCATCGTGACGACCTGCGTCCCACTGCCCGTGATCACGATCACGTTCGGGCTGGTGCCAGTGAGCACAATCGGCGTCGCAGATGCAGCAACGACTAGCGCACCACCTGCGCCGGGCAGCGCGGCGATCTTCTCGTCCACGTAGCCCTTCGTTGCCGCTTGCAGCAGTGCAGTCGGTGCAGCAGACAGCAGCAGCGCACCTGTCATGGTGCCGCCGCTCAGGTTCAGCTTCGTGGCAAGTGCGGCAGTGGTCGCTGCATCAAGCGCGTTGATGTCTGCCAATAGTTGCGCATCCGCAGCCGCGAAGTCCTGCCGGATCGCCGCGTCCGTCGCGGCAATGCTGTTCGACATATCTGTGCGGATCGCGTCAGCATACGCCTTTGTCGCCGGGTTCAATGCGTCGGTTGGCGCACCTGCAAGGACAATCGGCCCTGTCATCGTGCCGCCAGCCAGCGGCAGCCGTGCGTTTAATGCGGTCTGCGTTGCTGCCTTGTCTGCATAGAACGCTGCGTAGTCAGCGGCCTCTGCGACAATGTCACCGATGCGACTGAACACGCTCGACACAGGCGGCTTGGCCTGATCGACCTGCTTCCAGTAGATCGGCTTGTCGGCCTCAAAGTCAGTGCTCGACGTATGCGGTGCGAGACACAGATACAGCAGTGACACGTTGTCAGGATCGAACACGCTCTGCCCTGCGAGGTAGTCAGTCGCAGGCTTCCAGAAGCCCTTGATGTTCAAGAAGCCGATTGCAGCGTTCAGCAGCGCATCGACGACGATCCAGTTTTCCCATTCGTAGTTGTGCCACGTGATCCAGTCGAAGTTGACGAGGTTCAGCGAGAACGTATTCGTGTAGCCCGCAATCGGGCCGTTGCCCGGTTGCGCAAGCGGCGATGACTGCGGATCAAGCACAGGCTGCGGCGTGACTGCACTTGCAAGCCCTGGCAGAAAGAAGCGCGGACGGAACGGATTGGTCATCGACGGATACTCCCGTTCTGATACATCAGCGAGATTGCAACGATGCGGATCGGTGCATCGACGATACCCTCGAACCGCAGCTTCATCAGCTTGCCTCGCGCTGTCCACGCATATAGCCGTTGGTCACTCGTGCGACGGCCACCGCCATACGGCTGACCGTTGTTGCCATAGCCACCATTCTCACCGCCGACGAACGTCATCGCGTTGTTCGGGATCAGCAGCCCGTCAAGCATGTAGAGTTCATCGACGAACATCATCATTGTGAACTCAGCAGTGCCACGCGTGTCAAGCTGCAAGTAGCGCATGTGCTTGACCTTGACGCGCTGATCGAAGTCAGCCCACGGCATTTCCCACTGAAACGCGATGGAACGCTTCTCGGTCGTGCCCACGTAGTCAGAGTAGATCGGGTTCGTCGCACTGCCGAGCAGGAACAGACGCCGGTCGTCGGCAAACACGATGTTGCCCAACTCCGTGCGGCAGCTTGCACGCCAGCGCCATCCGCGATACCGCGCCCATGCACGGATCTTCAACTCGTTGACGAACGTGTAGATGTAGCCGAGCGTCTCGGTCCAGCGCGGCATCCACAGCGCAGCACTGCCGCCGCCGATCAGCGTCTTGTTCTCGTCCGTCACCATGTTGGGCGGCTCGAACTCGATGATGCCATCATTGATGACACGTGTCACGGTGTGGTCGATGCCGTTGAGCATCGTCGCTGCGTTGACGTTGTTCCAGCTAGTCGCGCCGCTGATCGTGAATACGTCACCGACCAGCAGGCCGTGCGACGGGATGCGTGCACGGAGCGCGTTGTTGCGCGTGCGGATGACCTCGAACGGGTCCGTGATCATCTTGCGCGTGTATTCGCTCTGGTTCGGCAAGAAGCACATATACTGCTTGTCGTTGTTGTTGTAGACAGCATGCGCACCGAGCAGCGTGTCCACTTCAAGCAGCCGGTTGACGTTTGCGTTGACCTCGGGGTCGATCAGTTCGCTGACACGCTTCGGCTCCGTCGCACCGCTATACAGCGAGCGTGCAATCGACGTGATGCCTTGGTTGTCGAGCATGAACAGGTCGTTGCCAAGGTTCACCATCGAGCGATGCGAGTGACAGCCAAAGCCCTCGATCACGTCATCGAAGTTGGGCTTGTGCACGGGCACGTCAGCAATGGTCGTGTAGACGCCAAGCTTGCCAAGCACCGATGCCGAGAAGAACGACACGACAAGCTGATCGCGGTAACGGTTGACACCTGTCACGGTCTGCTCGCCCTGCACACCGACCTTGCCAAGATCGACATACGTGCCATCGTTCGGCGCAGCGTCACCGAACCACGTGCCAGCGGTGTTCTGGTTGCTGATATGCACGCGGTCGGGATACAGCGCGTCGCCTGCCATCACCAGATAGGTGTTCATCGCCACCACGTAGCGGCAGATCGGCACGTTGACGTTGCTGCCCGTCGCCTCGTCAGCGAGATACTGCACGGGCTTGGCGTTGGTGAAGTCCATGATCAGCGGCTTGTCGGTGCCGTTGCACACGATCAGTCTGCCGTTGAAGATCGCGAACGACGCGAAGTCGGTCGGCCCCCACGCAGCGGGCGAGCCGATCAGGCCACCTGCAATCGCGGTGTCCCAAATGACAGTCGTGGTGCCGTCACCGAGCGTCTTGGTGATGCGTCCGTCAGACAGCACGGTCACGACTGCATCTTGGAAGTAGATGATGTTGATGATGTGCACGTCATTGGGCATGTTGATCAGCGTGCCGATGTCGGCAAACAACTGCGTGCCCCAACGGATGCCCATCGAGCCGTCTTCTTCGCGTGACATGTTGTCGAGCACCGTTGCAAAGCGCGTGCTCAGGTTCAGGTCGTTGTCAACAACGTTCCAGCCGCCACCGAACTCGCGCACGGTGGCATCTTGCAGTGCCGCAGCACGGTTCTTGACAGGCGCGAGTGACTGCTTTGCGTGCATCAGATCACCTGATAGCCACTGCTAGGCGGTGCGATCACCGGATGCAGCGGTATTTCCTTCTCGTTCTCGTCACCCTTCAACTGCCGCAGACGGTCGTTGAACATGTTGCGGAACTTCTCGGTCTGTCCCGCGTTCGTGCCGTCATCCTCAAGATAGTCGTAGCACGCGCCGAGGATCAGCAACTGCTCGTCCATCGGCACGACATCGTTTGGCTTGAAGTAGGCGTAGTGACGCTTGACACGCAGCGTCATCACCAGCCCCGGCCGGAACGGTGCAAAGCGCACGACCTTCCGCTGATCGGGCAGCATGTAGAGCGTGTCAGCGCCACCCGCGACCAGCAGCGGCGCAGGGTTCGCGCGGCGCGGCCAGTAGCGCAGCGGATCGCGTCTCTGCGGATGCCAGCCATACTGAATGTCGGTGAAGGTGTTGATCACGACCTCGTCACCAAGCGGCGGCACTGGCAGGTCACGCACCACGTTCTCGACGGGACGCCCATCGGTGTCCTGCGTCAGCGTGATGTAGTCCATGAACTCGTCCCACCACAACTCGTCGCGCACCATGACGAACTTGTGCCAGATCATCTCTGCTATCCGATCTTCGGCGTATACCTGCACGGATACACCGCCAACCATCGACAGACGGGTGACGGTGCGCTGCACAAGCTGGCTCAGTGTCTGTGACATGTGTCATGCCTCTCTGTAGGTGCGGCGGCGATGCTAGAGAGGATAACACCGCCGCCGCGTTACGTCGCCTGGGGGAGCGAACGTATCAGTCGAGCGCGTCGATCAGCGCCTGCGCGGACGCATACTTCTGCGCCAGCGTCTGCGATGCCCAATCGAGCGGCTCACCGACACCGAGCGCGAGCGTGAACTCGTCGAGCCATGCATCGGCCTGCACGTGCGTCGTGAACGCAGCGGGCAGCGTCGGGAACGGCGTCGGTCCCGGCAGCGGCACGGGGTCGGGATCATCTGCCGAGGTCGGCGTCGCGACGATGCCCGTCAAGTTGACGAGGATCGACGTGCCGTTCTCGGTGCCGCCACGCACGAGCGTATCGACATCGGTGATCGTGCGCGCATACTTCGACATCCACAGCGGCGACAGCTTGGCGTTGACCGGGCCTGCCGCGTTGGCCGTTCTGATCTGCTGTCCATCGGGCAGCGTGTAGAACTGATTGCGCGAGCCGTCTGCGATCAGCGTCTTGGTGATCGTGATGTTGCCCGACACGTTGATCGTGCCCACCATCGTCACCGGCGCAACACGTGCCCCCGACTTGAACCGTTCAGCATACGGTGCACCGAACAGCGCAGTCAGGTCAGCGACATACGGCACGGACACATGCGCGCCCTCGCTGATGTCAGCGGTCGTGACGAACGTGCCACGTGCATCGCCGTCCGCAGCCGATGCCGTGATCGTGTTCGCGGCGTTCGGCACAGGATGCGCGGTGCGGTATTTGTAGGGCAGGCCGAATTGCGACACCCACTTGGTGTCATCGGGACACGTGACGATGCCCGCGAAGGCGATCTTCGACGGCGTCCCTGCGGCCAGCGTCTCGCGCACGTATTGCCCATACATGTCGAAGCCGATCACTTCACCGCCTGCAACGGACGTGACACACGCGCCCGTGCCGACGACACACATGTAGGCGTCGCCCATCGGTTTGGCTTCAAGCACCGACACATCGTCGATGTCGATCAGCCACAGCGTCGGCTCACACATGCCGTTGCCGCTGTCCACTTCATAGGCATAGCCCATGTCCTTGACGTTCAGAGGCCGCGCGAACGGCGCTCCGATCTGTTGTGTTGCAAGCTGCATGTCAGCCTCCTTGACGCGCGTCCACTGCTCCGGTGTCAGCGCGACGTGTGGACGCTCCTGCGCGACGCTGAACATGTCTCTTGAGCGACATCTGCGCTTGTCCGACAACCTCGCCGTCCTCGTCAATGAGGTCGGCAGGCTGATCGAAGCCAAGGCGATGCAACTCTTCCTCGTTCCGCACACGGATGCTGTGTCCTGCCGGGAAGAACACGTCGAAGCCATACGGCACCTCGACCTTCGTCTCGACATTGCGTCCGTCTTCGCGCTTGATGTGCGTCTCGACCGTCGTCTCATGACGACGGTCGTGGACTTCATAGCGCGGCTTTACAGCCTGCTGCATCATGCGGGCGCACCTTCGACATCGGTGTCGTCATCGGCGTCGTCGTCGGTGTCATCACCGTCATCGTCGTCGTCGTCGTCACCATCATCGTCATCATCGAAGAAGCTGTCGTCGTCGTCGTCCCCATCGTCAACGGCCTCGTCTTCGGTCGTCTCTTCGGGCGGCGTCGTCTCCAGTTCGTCGATGCCACCGTTCAGTTCGTCGTCGTTCGGCATGTTGTATCCTCTCTATGCTACATGCGTTACAGTTGGTAGTCTCAGTGCAAGCGGGCCATGACAGATGTCACAGCCCGCCCGTAGTCGTCAGTTCGACACGACAGCGTGCGTGCGGAACGCGCGCCACATGCACCACTGGCCCTGCCACACGACACGGCGACCGACCGCATCAGTGTTCCACGGTGCAACGAGTTCCTTCACCTTCATGTTCACGTGGCGCAGAATGTGCAGCCGCAGGAACTTGCTGTTGATGAAGTAGCACTTGTTGACCGGGCAGTCTTCGTCGTAGACCATCGGCACGTTCTGGAACGTGACACCGCCGAACCCGAGGTCGGCCATGCGCGTTCCGTTCTTCGTCTCCGACAGCGCGAAGATGACCTTGTCGCGCACCGCCGCGCGATACAGACGCATGATGTTGCGCCCGCACAGGATGATGTCGGGCTTCTCGCCCTTGACCGTCAGGTCCATCATGATGTCGTCGAACGCTTCTTCGATGTTGGTCTGATCGAGCGCACCTGCGAACAGGTATGCGGACGTGCGCCACTGCACTTCGTTCGCGCGGTCGAGGTCGCCAAGCACGCCGGTCGTCGGGTCGTCAGGGATGAGGTTCGACAGGCCGAGCGGGTCGGTTCCTGCACCGGCACCGTAGAGGTAGCCGCTGAACTTCTCTTTGATGCTCTCTTCGAGCACTTCCATCTTCGCGCGCAGCAGCTTGAAGATCTGCGCACCACCCTGGTTCTCGTCCTGCTCCTGATCGCTGATGACGACAGAGCCTGCGACACGCGACCAGTTGTAGCGCACCGTCTCGAACTCGCTCGTCTGCGCCATCGGCAGTTGGTCGTAGTATTCGTAAGACGCAACGTTCGGGTTGCGGCCCACGGTCAGCGGGTTGGTGATCTCGTGACCACCGTCTTCATACTCCACGCGCCCCGTCGCGAACGCCCACGCTTGCAGCGCGTTCGATTTCACAGAAGCCATGATCAGCTTCTTGCGCGACTTCGTCATCGTGGAGTGCAGCACCGTATCAAGCGGCGTGCTACCGCCGGGATGATACGGAGGGGTGCCATATCCTGACATCGTTCACTCCATCCTAGTTGAGCAGTCCAGCGTCTTGCATCGACTGCCGGACAATGACATCCCACGCTTCGTCGGGTGCCGCCATGTTCGGGCCTTGTTGCATGGCCTGCGTTGGCGCGCTGCCGTTAGGCATGGGCATTTGCTGTTGCTGCGGCGCATTGGGGCGTGGTTGCGCGTGACCGTTGGTGCGGTTGCCACCCTGCTGTCGCGCAAGCACCTGTGCGCGTAGGGGTTGTGCGAAGTCCAAGCCGTGCTTGGTAGCATACTCGCGAAGCTGCCAGTAGGCAACCTGCGGTGTCATCTTCGGATCGCTTTGCAGCATGGCAGCGAGCACGTCATCGTGGACAGTCGCATGCTCATGCTTCGCAACGAACTCGTCGTATTCACGCTGCGCACCCATCTCGGCTTCACTCTGCCGCTGTTGTGCCTGACGGTCGCCGACCAGCGGTTGCATTGCCTCAGCAATCATGCTGCGGACGGCCTGTAGGTCCAAAGACCCACCAACGGCCTGCCCCTTGGCGTCTGCACCGACGATCTGTTGCAGATTATAGCCCTGACGCATGGTCTCTTGCAACATCCATCTTGCAGTCGCGACCGGGTCTTTCTTGAACGACGCGATGGCCTGCAAGCCCATCTCGGCCTCGGACATGGACAGGCCAAGCTTCTGCGGCACTTCGTTCAGCGCGCGTGCGTATGCGTCCTGCTTACGCGCGTCGATCAATTCCTTCTCGATGCGGTCGATGTAACGCTGCTGCTGTTGCGCGCGCTCGAAGTGACGACGCTCGGCACCCGCCGTCGCGAGGATGTTGCCATCCTTGTCGATCAGGTTGCCTTTCTCGTCCGTGCGAGGCTTGTCGGTAGCATCAGCTTTTGCGGCTGGCTGCTGTTGTTGTCCGGGTGCAGCTTTGTCTCCTGCAACGCCCGTGACAGTGTCACCGCTAGCGGGCTGACTTTGCGGCGGGGCGTTGTCTTCTGCACCAGCATCAGCGGGCGCTGTCGCAGGCGTGCCATTCGGTGCTCCTTCGTTGCCTACCTTGCTTTCGTAGTCGGGATCGTTGAGCATGGGATCGCCGAAGTCGATGTCATTCTCGCCGGGCATGTTGGTCCTCTCCTTATGCCGATTGCTGTTGCGGTTGTTGTTGCGCTACCTGTGCGATGCGTGTCAACGCCTCGCGCACAGGCACCCCACGCGCCATTGCCATGCCAAGCGCCTGCTTGGCTTCGGGCGGCAGTGCATCCACGACTGCCTCAATGGCAGCAATGGGATCGCCCTGCGGCTGTCCTTGCGGCGCTGCACCACCCTCGGCAGGCGGTGCACCACCTTCTGCCGGTGGCTGCGCCTGATCGGGCGTCTGCATCATCTGTTGGATGATCATCTTCCACTGCTCGTCGGGGATGACATCGTTGAACGCGCCGCGCATCGTCTCAAGCAGCACCATGATGACAGGCTTCGGTGCGGCGTTGACGAACTGCCCAAGCACCTGGCCCATTTGCAGGGCCTGCTGCTTCTTGCTCTCGCTCGTCTGTTTCTGCGTGCTGCCGCCGACCACGTTCATCTGCACAGTCGCAGCGATTTCGTCGGCTGACATCTGCTTCCACGTCTTCGCGTCAGATTGACCGATCAGCGTCGCCACTTGCTCTGCGGGCATGTATTGCAGGCACAGTTGCGTGATGCCCCACGCGATCTGACCGATGTAGTCCTCGACGGCGTCGATCTTCTCGTCAGTGCGCGTCTGCTGCACGCTGTTGTAGGTGTTGATCGCCTGATTGGTCGTGTTCGTCTTGAACTCGACGCCACGCATGACAGGCTGCACGCTGCTGACGCGGTCAATGGCTTCAAGGATCGGCTTCTTGTCGAACAGTTGCACGAACTGCATGCTCGGCGGCACGATTGCGACGACGAAGTCTTTCAGGTTCATGCCCTCTGGCACGTCAACGCCGACAGCGACATCCTCGTCGCCCTTGATCATCTTCTCGACTTCGTCCTTGCTCACCTTGTTCTTGTCGAAGAACAGGTTGCGACGCGCCCACTGACGCGCTTGCTTGAACTCGCTGTTGATCTGGTTGACCGCGTCTTGCTGGTCAAGGTAATACGTGACCTCACCCTTCGACATCGGTTCCTCGGGGTCGGTGTAGAACTGCAACTTGTAGACCGGGAAGAAGCCTTGCAGGTGGTAGGGGTCATCCCACACCCACACCGGCCAATCCCAATCGTTGTCAGCGTAGAGCATGACACGCCGTGTCGTCTTGTCCCACACCCACCAGCACTCGGTGCGCTGCGCACGCTGATACGACTGCTCGTCGCCGTAGCCAAACGACGCTGCGCCAGCTTTCTCACTGCTGTCGAACAGCGAGTAGTTGTTGATCTCATGCTCTGCGCTGTTCTCGCCGCTCTCACCGGCCTGCACAACGTGCGTCGGCTTGTAGAGCGACACCTTGGTGTCACCCTTCTGCTCGCGGAAGCGTGCGTTGAGATACGACGTGCTGATGAAGTCACGGATCATCAGCCAGCGTGCGTCACTGTGATCGTCCTCGATGCTGTCGGGGTCGATCAGCACGTCATGCGGGCGACGGAACTTGGCCCACGGTCCCGCAGGGCGCAGTAGATCGACGGTCTGTTCCAGCGCCTCGATGCGGCCCTCGACTGCGCGCACATCCTGCGGTGTCTTGGCCTTGACCAACTCCTGCGACAGACGCGCGAGGTCTTCTAGCGCGCGGTCGCTCGACTGCTCACGGAACGTGTAGCCGATTTCCATGTATGCAGCGTTTGTCAGCGTGCACATGACGACAGACTTGCGCACCTTCTGCTTGAGGTTGATGCCGGGTGCCGCCTTCTTCGACATCAGCCGTGCGATCAGCTTCTCAAGCACGCCTGCGAGCGCCTCGTCGTCCTTGTCGTTCGCAGTGAACTCTGCGCGCGGGTTCTTGGCATACAGCACCGGCACGAGTGCAGACGTGTTGGCGAACACGATGTTCTCGGTCTCGCTGAACCGCCGCGTCATGCGACGTGCATGTTCCTCGTTGCCATCGCTGTCACCGCCCGTCGAGACGCGATCCTTGATCTGGTCGTTGCGGTAGTATGACAGCGCCTCGTCCCACGCGCGACCGAGGTCACGCCCGGTGCGCTTCGACAGCGCCTGCTTCTTACGCGACTGCCACAGCTTGCCATGCGCCTTCGCGACAGGGATCTTGCTGTCCGTGCTGACGATCTGATAGACGGGCTTGATCTTCTCTTGCTTCTTCTGCGGCACGACTTCCATGTCACCGCGAGCGATCTCACCGTCGATCTGTTCCTCAATGTCGGCCATTGCCGTGCTCCTTATCTGTAACGGTGTTCGCGCTGAGATGGTGTGACACTGTCACGAGTATGCCAGTTGAGATAGGCAGGCGGCTTGGGGACCGCGTATCGCGGCAGTCTAGCCACTTCTGGCCGACGCGACAAGAGGTATTTGATCGTGTCCATCGCGTGATCGTCTTTGTCGCGTGGCTTGTCGTCACGCTCGCCGCGCGTGTTGGTCGCCCACATGTAGGTGCCGAACTCGTCGATGACATATGTCAGCGTGTCAGCGACGTAGAGATGCGGCGCACCGTGCTCACCTGTCAGCGGATGCTGGTGCATCTTCGACGGGCTGAGATACGTGCTCACCTTGATGATGCCGTTCAGGATGTCGTTGTTGCCGCGCACCATGCGCACGCCCATGCCATTGTCATGGAACACGTCAGCGGTCGATATGCCTACCGTCCGGCGTGTGGCACTGGTGCGACGGAAGATCGCCGGGTCGGCCATGACAGGCTGATTGCCGCGCACGCCATACACGTCGCGCAGACGCTTGATTTCTTCGCGCTGATCCTCGACGGGCATGTTCTCGCCCTTCTCGTAGAACCCGTCAATCAGGAACGTGTTGCCCCATGCATCACTGATGCCTATCAAGTAGCATGACGGCACTGCGATGCCGAAGTCGTAGCCTTCGACATACTGCAACTCGTAGAACTTCTGTTGCAGGTCGCCGAGGTAGTCCATGATCGCGTCATACGGCAGGATGTGGACTGTCGGATCGAACTGCGGATAGATCAGGCCCTCGTAGCTGCCCCACCCGCCGAGCAGGAAGCGTTGCTTCATGCTGCCGCGATACGTGCTTTCGAGCGTCTTGATGAAGTCAGGCTCCAGGTTCTCTGCGTTCTCATACGTGCTGCCCTCGACAACACCGAGCAGCAGATGCGGCTTGCCTGCATCGTCAAGCACCGGACGGTCATTCGCGTCGCGCTCGCACAGCAGTTGCGGGCTGATGACACCTGTCTCACGGTAGATGTGATACGGCTGGATGATCTTCTTGTAGACCCAATTCCGCGTCGGGTTCGACGTGATGACGAAGTAACGCGGCCCCGTGCGCGGCATCGTCGGATCGTCACCGATGTATGGCGTCATGCCACGCAGACGACCGAGCAAGTCGTCGAAGTCCTTCTCGACAATCTCCGGGTCTTCGATCTGATCGACGATGATCCAGTCGTATGTCGCCGACAGCAGGTTCGACGTGCCTTGTCCGTCAACAGACGTGCTCTGCTGCGCGACGTAGCGGAAGTTGATCGTGCTGCCGTTCGACAGCGTGCACGTGTTGCTCGCGTTGGCGCTGAGTGGGAACGACTTGATCCAGTGCTTCGGGCACCACTTCAAGAACTCCTTGCGGATCGTGTCGTTCAGCTTCGGATACGTGCTGCGCGCGATCAGGCCGTTGCTACCGGGATAATCGCGCGCCCACTTGAGCGCCTTGAGCACGACAGACGCAGATGTCTTGCCGTTCGCAAAGCCACCGCCGTAGAACTGCACCTTCGAGCGCAGTGCATCGAACTGCTCTTGCAGCGATCCCTCGTGTATGCGGTAGACCTTGCTCACCGGGGCTTGCCGTCCTGTGCATTGAGCCTGCGACGCTTCATCTCGTGCATCAGCGCCGACTTCGGACTGCTTGCACGGTCAACACCGGGCACGTAGTTGTTGCCCGGTGCATCAGCAATGGCACGCTGCGCACGCTCCTTGGGGATGCCAAGCTTGCTGTCGCCTCGTGCTGCCGCATAGAGCGCGCGGCGTTGCGCTTCACTGTCAAATGCCATCACAGCCTCGCGGTCTTGGGCGTGGATGCAAGCCAGAAGCCTGTGAAGTCGATCACCGGCGCGGCGGCGTCTGCGGTGTTGTCAACAGGCGTGACACTGACCGACAGGTTCGGGACATGCGTCTCGGCCTTTGACATCTTGATGCCAAACGAGCGCACCATTGCGCGCGGCGTCGGCTGCGTGAAGGCGTTCATGGCGCAGACGACAGTGTCATCGACTGGCCGTGCCTTGTCCACTACGGTTGCCATCAGAAGTCTCCTTTGCGGCTGCTGTTGAAGTTGTCAGGCTGCGACACGACATCGTTCGTCGTCTTCTTCTGACGCTGTCCGATGTTGCCGCCGCCTACAGGTGCACCGACCGCGAACTGCGCTTGCGTGCTCTCGGGCGACACGTAGAACGCCGACTGCGCTGCGTTGACGCCTGCCAACTCGGGCGTCAGCGATACGCCTGTGATTGCCTTGAGAGGCGCTGCACTTGGTGCGGGTGTCACTGGCTTGGGCGCGTTCTTCAACGCAAGCTTGGCCTGCTCGCCGCGATCCTTCATCTGCTGCATCAGTGCGCTGACGGCAGCGGTCTTGGCTGCGTCATTCTGCGTGCGGATGTCCGTGACACGTGTATCGAGTGCAGCACGGCGTGCAGCGTCGGCAGCCGTGCCCTCTTTCATCATCCGCGCGCCTTCAATGCGACGCCGTTCCATCTCTGCCAACAGCTTGACGCCCATCTCACCGATGTTGAACATCACACATCATCCTCTGCGTTGAGGTCAATCACAGGCATGCTGTCATCGCCGCCCTTCTTGACGTATTCAATCGTCAGGCCACCCTCGACACGGTGACGATGCTCGACAACGTCAGCAGGACGATGCCCTGCACGATCAAGGATGTCCTTGGCAGCGACAACGGCGACCTGCTCGTTCTCGCTGGACATCGCGCTGACGATGGTGTGCACAGCGTTGCGCGCCTGACCAGCAATCAGCGTGCGCACGTCATCCTGCTGCGTCTCGACAATGTTGTTCGTCATCGCCTCGACGAGCGTCGTGAACGCCTCGGTCATGCGGATGCGTGACACCTGCGCCTCTGTGCAGCCGATTGCAAGCGCGGTCTCATACTCGTTGAGACCGAACATGTAATACGCTGCAACGACAGCGATGATGTTCATCTTCTCTGGCACTTCGGGCAGATCAGCGAGCCGTTTGCGGACGCTGATCACCTGCCGCTGTGCATCGCGGTGCGTCGGCACTGCAACGAAGCCAGGAAGCGCCCCATTCTGTCGAACGGGACGCCCTGTGCGCGTGTTGATGCGCGTGCCGTCAGCGAGAACGAGTTCCTCGCTCATCTGATGGCTGCACGGATTGCGTTGCGCAGACCCTCAAGCGTCGCGTTGGTGACGACAGTGCCGTCCGGTCTGCGCGTGACATACCCGCCGTTGACGTTGTCCGAGAAGATCGGCTCACCGCCATGCGACATCAGTCCCGTGTCAACGAAGCGCGTGTTGTCTCCGCCGACAGTGCCGACCGGGTTCGGGTTGTCCATCAACTCTTCGGTGCTGATGGGTCGCGTTGCTGCATCGCCTGCGCCGGGTCCAACGTTTCCCGTGTTGGGCGCGGCATTGCGCGGGTCGCCGTCTGCGTAGGCGGGGGTTGCGGGACCGGCTGCGCTTCGTCCGACATCTGTCACGTCCTCCGCTGTGCCGTCGATCATGTCGATCTTCGACGGTGATGGCAGTGCATTGCTGCCGTCAGGGTAGTTGATCCCGACAACGGCCCACCCATCTGCGTCAGCTTTGGCAGCGGGGACGAGCGCAGTGCCACCGCGACCGCCCTGCACCGGCACACGAACGTTGCCGTCTGCATCGGGCTTCAACGGCTTGCCGTCAAGCATGCGCTTGGCAGCATATGCACCGGCAGCGGCACCACCAGCGGCTGCTGCGGCTGCAACGGCACCGACCGGGTTGCCTTCTTCGTCAACCGATGCACCAGCGGGCGCACCGGCAGGCTGTGCAGGTGCAGATGCAGCGGCAGGAGCAGCCTCGCCGCCACCGGGAGCGTTCATTGCGCGCGCAAGGTTGGCCTGTGTCATCGGCACGCCCTGCGCTTGCATCATCTCGATGGCCTTGCGACGTGCGCCTGCCATACTGTCGCGCATGCCCGGCCCTTGGACACCCGCTTGACCGTCCATGCCAAGCATGTCACCAATCCACGTGTCGGCGAACGACACCTGATTGTCCTTGTTGACATCTTGCAGCTTGCCGCCGCGCGTTTCGTAGTCATACGCGCCGCGACGAACAGGGACGCCTGCCTCATTCGTCGCTGGCTTGCTCATGACGACACAACCTCGCTCACTGCGGGCGACGTGACACCACTGTCGGCCTTGTCAGCCGGATGCCCGTTGCGCAGCGTGGTGTCGTAGGTGTTGACGAGGTCCGCAGCCGTGGCATCAGGCACACGTGCATGGCTCTCGTTGACATCGGCACCGTCGATGTGCGATGCGCTGTTGGTCACGGTCACATCGCGTGCCAAAGTGCGTGCAGGCCACGAGAACGTGCCCGGCACCGTGATGTCGGGGCGATCTGCGTCAATCGCAGCGCGCGTTGCAGGCGAATTGCGTCCGAGCGCGTTCACATGCCCGTGCATCGACGGACGCTGCATGAACGTGCGCACGATACCGCGTGCCTGCGGCGGTTTGGCGTCGGCTTTCGGCATGGCAGCGTAGCCGTCACCATGCACGCCGTCCCAAAGTCCTGAAAAGCTTGGCATTTTCGGTCTCCATGTGGCTGATGCATGGCAGTCTAGCAGATACTTGACAGGATGTCGATCCTATGTCAGTCTGCTTGGCATTGATCCCGCGAGGGTCGAGACGGCTTCTCCGATTGGTGGCGGATGGCTGACGGCGGTAGTCACACGGTAGGCGACGGGGGACTACAGATGGCGCGGTCACTTGTTGACCGCGCCTGCTCCGTCTTTTTTCCTCTTTTGCTCTAGCCATTTGTCGTCATCCTGCATGCACAGCGCGTGACATTGTCATGCGCTGCTACGCTTTGCGCGTATTGTGGCTGCATCGGCATCACTTTTGTATGTCATAGGCACGAGAGGGCTTGACATAGCCAGCCAGACGGCTATAGTGACGAAGTCACGTCACGCCACACCCAGAGAAGTCTGGTCTCGGTGACTGCCGGGGCGTATGCCCATAGCATGTGTGGTGTATGTAGTGCATATAGTAGCACGACACACGCAATAGCACAACGCAACGCGACACAATACACACAATATAGCGACACAGCAGCGAGATGCGCGCAATGACACGCGACATGCTGCATGCGTCAACACACGCACCAACTCACACACCTGTGGGGTATGCTGGACATTCCCCCGCGCAGGCGGGTGATACGCGAACCCGCGTTTGGGT